GAAGCAGATGATGAAGATGACGCTGAGAGTATGGTTGCTAGAGATTTGTACTGCGGTGATATAGAGGTGGTCAAAGTGAATACAGCAGAGGAGGTGTACGAGTGATTAAACCTAGAACTAAACAAGTGTTAGTAACTTACTTAGACCATGACAACTCGTGGTATCCTGCTAAAGTACAGAGCTTACTAAGCATACAGTTTACTGCTGAGTTTAAAGTAGGTAAGGATATAAAGCACGGCTATTATTTTTATAAAGATCGTAACATAACTTGGAAAGATAAGGAGAAGTAGAGATGAACAAAAGAAAATTACCGTTTGATTGTAGAGTAATAGATACTAAACCTGTTGAAGTTAAGAATAGATTTACAGGTGAGGCAGTAATGTTAGAGCCTGATGCTGTTGCAGTTTATGATACTCTGATGGGCGCGGAACTAATACAAGATTGGAAGAGTCTTAGGAAAGGACTTGATTGGTTTATTGATAACGAGCCTAAAGCCTATATGGTTTTATTAGATTAACAAAAGGAGAAGTAGAGATGAACTTAAAGATAGGACAAGAGATAGATGGTAAGATGATACATAGTATATCTATAGATAAAGACACGAGAGATATTACAGTTAGCTTTGATAGCTGTTGCAAAGGAAACGCAATACTAGTCAGACACAACGAGTCTATTGATAAAGTTTTAAATCATAAATGGGAGTGCGGCAGTGAAACTTAAATACGAAAGACTAATGCACATTGAGCAAGTGTTAAGTAAGTTAGAGAGATGTGTACCTATTGGATTGCGTAAAGAGGTAGAGATTTCACAAGCTTTACATAACGTAGGTCAGTTGATAGAAGAGTGTCAGCTTGCTTGGAAGGCAGAGTTAGATAAAATGAACGCAGGTAAGCACATCATACCTAGCTATGCTGACGGTAGGTATCAAGAGTTAGAGGTAGAGTACAACGCAATGCAACAGGCTATTGATGAGGAGCAAGGAAAAAATGATTGAAGAAGAGTTATACTTAAACACCTTGATAGCAGAGGCTGAGTTACAAATGACAATAGGGTATGCTGCATTTGGAATGTGTGTTATGCTTGTTGTTTCTTTATGGATATACTGGAGAGTGAGATGAACATATTTTATTTTTATGATTGCCCAACTAAATCAGCACAAGCACAGCCTGACAAGATGCTAGTGAAGATGCCATTGGAGACAGCGCAGATGCTATGTACTGCACACCGAGAGTTAGATGGTGACAATGAATGGGCAGACAACGAAGGTCTATACAAGAGAGCTTACAAGAATCATCCGTCTACTGTATGGGCAAGAGAGTGTTCATCAAATTACAGATGGTTGTATGAACATTTCATAGCACTAGGTGAAGAGTACACTCATAGGTATGGTAAGGTTCATGCGAGTGTAGAAAAACTAGGTGTTGCTTTATTCTTACAACCTGATAATATTAAGTATACGAAAGAGAGAACACCCATAGCACAGTGTATGCCTGACGAGTACAAGAACGAGGATGCTACCAAAGCATACCGTGACTACTGTATAAACGAGAAGCACTATGCTAAGTGGGAGAAAGGTAGAGACAAACCTAAGTGGTGGGTAAAGGAAGAGGCTATCAATAATGATTGGTCTTATGACGCTAACGGAACACCGATTACATAAAAAAAAGGAGAGAACATATTGGACAGACACATACAAGAACTAACAACAGAGCTTACTAAGTTAAACGAATCTCAGTTAGCGCAAGTAGCTATCATGATATTAACTATGAGACTTACTGACAAAGAGATACAAGAAGTATTAAAAGAGATAGATTTTTACGAGGGTTAATTGTAGTTACCTATATAAAACTACAAACATAAGAAGAAGGAGATATAAAGATGGTTAGAATATTTGACGGAACAGCTAACAAGAAGTTCTATCACGTTAATGTGTTAGGCTTTAAGTTTAGAATAGCTACAAACACTAGAAGCTTTAGTAAGTTTGGCTCTTACCTAACAGGTAGAGGTCGAGTGTTTAACTTTGGTAGACAGTACATGTGCTTTATACCTAAGTCGTAGTGTTCAGAGTTGGCAGACCTCTACTAAAACTGCCACACTTTTATAACACAACAGGAGAAGTAACGTGGCTACACAGATAAGAAAGTTTGAACAAGAAGCAATCGTTGATACTATTATTAATACAATAGAGACAACCTTTAAGAGTAAGAGACAAGAGCTGACTGAAGATGATAGAGGCTATGCATCTATGTTATCAGATGCTAATCGGATTAAAGCTCTTAACAAACAGATAGAAGAGCTAGGAGATTTAACAAAGCAAATAGCTAACAATGTTTCTGAACGCACAGAGGAATGGAACGGAGCTAACTCTAGCTATCATCTACATTTAAACAGGTATAGTGGAGTTTTAAGTCTTGACTTAGCTAATCAATATAAGATGAAACAAGATGTAACTAACAAAGTTGCGATAGCACTGTTACCTAAAGATGCAATAGAGAACATGGATACTATCATAGCTAACATAGCGAAGGAGTTTGTATAATGCAATTAACATTTGATTACTATGACATACAAAAAGCACTAGAGTTATTAGTGAAGGACAAGTTAGGTATAAGTCTAGATTTAGAAGACGTATCACACGCTGACTATCCTAGTATTAAGTATAAAGAACGTGTCTATGTATATAAGAAACATAAGAACGGTAAAGAAATCAAAGATGAAAACGGCTTCCGTGAAGTAGATTGGGATAACACTGAATACGTTACTAAGCATGTAGAGTTTGATGATAGTGCTGAGTTAACTATTTATGTATCAGGAGGAGGAGAGATTTAATGAGTATAGATATTAAAGAGTTAGACACAGTACTTAAAGACTTTGATGAACAGTTAGAGAGTGAAAACTTTGGACTGTACATTGATGCTTATGTTCCACCTAAAGAAGAAGCTAACACAACAGAAGATGAATACAAGTATACAGTTAGACAGCCTTTAAATTTTTAGAAGTTGCAATAAAAATCTAGCTGTGGTATAATCTTATAATTATTATAAGGGAAGTAAAAGAATGATAAATAATATTGATAATAATGTTATAGACTTTAAAAGCTTTACAACAGATAAGACAAGTAAAGATTCTAACAATGAATATGTTGTTACGTTACATGAGAACAGACAGTATAAGTTTATTGTTAGTGCTGATAGCGGAGAAGACGCAGAGAATATAATAAGTAGACAGTATGAAGAAGCAAGTTTAGATTTAGGAGAGATAGATATATTTACATACGAAACATTAGCAGTATCTAAATGAAATATAATTTGACAACGAGGGAGTATTAGTGTATAATGTACAACTTAATATCACAGACAAAATATGTAGCCCTCATGTATCACCTTCCTTTTTATTTTGTTTGTTCGCTGATTGAGCGAGTAAGTTTCTGGTCTTATGATATATCAAAACCAGACTTTATTTTTAACAGCAATAAGAGGTAAGCAACAATGATGTACGCAACAGGAAAAGCAATGTGGGCTAACGTGTCTGTACCTAACACACGTTTTGAGCCACATAAATACATGGTTACTATCTTGACTGACGAAGACACAGCATCTGACTTAGAAGCAGCAGGTCTTAAACAGTCTACCGATAGAGCAGGCAATGCTAAGTATGATGAGCCTGCGTTCATGTTCAGTAAGACTGCGATACGCAAGAAAGATGGTGTCGCTAACAAAGCTCCAAAGCTAATTGATGCTGATGGTAATCCTTTAGATTGTTTGATTGGTAATGGTTCTAACATTACTGTAAAGGTTAGACCATACAGCACAGCTTATGGTACGTTTGGAGAGTTAGTCGCTGTTAAGGTTAACGAGCTTGTTGACTATGATGATGGTGGTGACTTGGATAACGAGGAGTTTTAATATGGTTGAAGATACTAAACCTTTCGTTACTATTGATGATGTGCAGATTTCGGTAGAGGATTTACCAGAAGAAGCACAAGGTATCTTTGGTAGGTTACAAAGATTAAATCAGAAGAAAGCAACCCTTGCTCTAGACATGGAAGAGATAGACGCAAGCCTTAACTTTTTTTCAGGTAGGATAATTAGCATTGTCAATGAAGATGCTAAACCAACAGGAGAAGATGATGAAGATTTGGTAGAAGGAGAAGACGCAGTAAAATCTAACAATTAAACTTAACACTAGAGGCAACACGACAACAGTATAAGAGATAAGCATGGTAACTTATCCGCCTCTTAATTTTAAAAGGAGCTAAGCATGAGGGCAGAGTTTGATGAGAAAGAATGGGATATGGTACACCAACCTTGTCCTTTGTGTAGCAGTAGTGATGCTGTTGGTATCAACAAAGACAGATCATTTAAATGTTTTAGTTGCGGTGAGTTCAGATCTAACTATGACGATGCAAGCAAAGGAAAAGACATGATAACAAATAAAGTTAGTACGATTGTTCAGCAACAACAGCAGGTAAATGATATTGCAGGTACTTATTCTGCATTGACAGATAGGAAGATAAAGTTAGAGACTGCAAAAAAATATGGTGTGAAAGCACAACATGATTTACAAGGCAGAGTAACTAAACATTTCTATCCTTATTATAACGGACACGAACTGTCTGCTACTAAGTGTAGAGTTGTAGACGGTAAAGGATTTTTCTTACAAGGTACATACAGTGACACTGGTTTGTTTGGACAACAGCTATTTAAGAGTGGCAAGTATGTTACTATAACAGAAGGAGAGTGTGATGCGATGGCAGCTTACGAACTACTCGGTAGTAAGTGGGCTGTTGTCTCTATCAAACGTGGTGCAGGTAATGCCACGAAAGATATTAAAGAAAGCCTTGAGTTCTTTGACGACTTTGAAAATGTTATCATTGCATTTGATAATGACAAGGCAGGTAAAGAAGCAAGCATAAAAGTAGCAAGGCTTTTCAAACCTAGTAAAGCTAGGATCATGACGCTACCTACTGGATGTAAAGATCCTAACGACATGCTACGGCAGAACAAACACAAGCAGTTTACTGAGGCTTGGTGGGCTGCTAAGACGTACACTCCAGCAGGAGTTATTAACGTATCTGAACAGCGAGATAAGTTTCACAACAGAGAGAAGAAAGACTGTGTTCCTTATCCATACGAAGGACTCAATAAGAAGCTGTACGGTATGCGACAGGGTGAGCTTATTACTCTGACAGGTGGTACTGGACTAGGTAAGTCTAGTGTCACGAGAGAGATAGAACATTGGCTTATCAATAAGACTAAGGACAACGTAGGTATCATTGCGCTTGAAGAAGATTGGCGCAGAACTATTGATGGTATCTTATCTATCGAAGCTAACGCTAGGTTATACATAGACCAAGTACGAGATAGTTATTCTAAAGAAGAACTAGATAAGCTTTTTGATATTTTGTATGATGGACAGAACAAGAATCGCGTGTGGGTTCATGCCCACTTTGGAGCTACTGACCTAGACGAAATCTTTTCTAAGATAAGGTTTATGATTATAGGCTGTGGCTGTAAGTGGGTAGTAGTAGATCACTTACACATGCTTGTCAGTGCTTCAGCAGAAGGAGATGAAAGACGTACCATTGATAATATTATGACACGACTTCGTTGTATTGTAGAAGAGACAGGTGCAGGTGTCATACTGGTGTCACATCTTCGTAGGATTGATGGTAACAAAGGACATGAGAACGGTATCGAAGTAAACCTATCTCACCTTAGAGGCAGTCAAAGTATTGCACAGCTATCTGATTGTGTACTGGCTCTCGAACGTAACCAACAATCAGACGATCACCAAGAGTCACAGACAACTAAGGTTCGTGTGCTTAAATCAAGATACACAGGTGATGTTGGAATGGCTTGTCATTTATTATATGATAACGAAACAGGTAGACTACAAGAAATATCTAACGAAGATATAGAAGTAGATAACAACGAAGGATTTTAATATGGATTTAGTATTTGATATAGAAACAGACGATCTTAAAGCAACAAAGATACATTGTATAGTGTGTCAAGATCCTAACTCAGGTGAGATATTTAAATTTAAACCTGATCAGATTGATAAAGGTGTTGAGTTTTTAACAACTGCTGACAGATTAATAGGACACAATATTGTAGGCTTTGATATACCTGTTGTTAAAAAACTAACAGGTGTTGATCTGTCACACATCGAAGCATTAGATACGTTAGTATTGTCACGACTTCTTAATCCTGTCCGAGCAGGTGGTCACAGTCTTGAAGCATGGGGTTATAAATTAAATTATCCTAAGATTTCTTTTGAAGAATATCTACATTACTCACCAGAGATGTTGAAGTATTGTGTCAGAGATGTGCAATTAAATACTCTAGTATTCAAAAGCTTACGCTTAGAATCTAAACAGTTTTCTAAGCAAAGTGTAGTGCTTGAACATGGTGTTGCAAGGATAATGAAAGAGCAAGAAGAGAACGGTTTTAAATTTGACAGTTACTCTGCTGAGATATTACTTGCCAACTTGAGAGAAAGAAAACAAAAGATAGAAGATGAAGTACATGATACCTTCAAACCTAAATGGGTAGATGATAAGTTAATTACACCTAAGTTTAATAAAGATGGTTCGTTATCTAAAGTACCTAAGTTAACCGATGCAGAATATAAGCAGTGTACTCGTACAAAAAACTATAATCCTTTTATGAGACAGAAGTTAGTTGACTTTAATCTTGGTAGTCGTAAACAGATTGGAGAATACTTAATAGATTATGGATGGAAGCCTGAAAGATTTACACCTACTGGTCAGCCTATTGTAGATGAGAAAACTTTATCAGAAGTTACACACATACACGAAGCTGGTTTAATTGCAGAGTTTCTTTTGTTACAGAAACGTATAGCACAGGTTGATTCATGGGTGAAAGCAGTTGAAGAAGATGGTAGAATACACGGCTTTGTTATACCTAACGGTGCTATCACAGGTCGCATGACACATCGTAGTCCAAACACCGCACAGATTCCAAGCTTACGTCAGCCTTATGGCAAGGAGTGTCGTGCTTGTTGGACAGTAGACGAAGGTAATGTGTTACCAGGTATTGATGCGTCAGGTTTAGAACTACGAATGTTATCTCACTATATGAAAGACGAGGACTTTACAAATGAAATACTCAACGGAGACATACACACCGCTAATCAAAAGCTTGCAGGACTTAAATCAAGAGATCAGGCGAAGACATTCATCTATGCGCTTATGTACGGAGCAGGAGATGAGAAGCTTGGAAGCGTGGTTGGTGGAAATAAATCAACTGGCAAAAAATCTAGACAACTGTTCTTTGATAATAAGCCATCATTTAAAACTCTTAGAGATAGGGTTACGAGAGCAGCAGCAAGAGGCTTTGTCAAAGGATTAGACGGTAGAAAATTATTTATTCGTAACGCACACTCAGCTTTAAATACTTTATTACAAGGTGCAGGTGCTATCGTTATGAAGCAAGCACTTGTTATATTTGACAAGCATTTACAAGAGGCAAACCTCAAGTATAAGTTTGTTGCTAACATCCATGATGAGTGGCAGATGGAAGTACCTAAAGAAACAGCAGGATTAATAGGTGCAATGGGTGTTAGATCTATTATAGAAGCAGGACAAGTTTTTAAAATGAACTGTCCTTTAGATGGTGAATATCAATATGGAGGGAACTGGAGTGAAACACACTGATATAACTAAACATGATATACAACAGGCAGAGATACTTGCTAAAGAAATGGGAGAATTAAAAAATTCTATAACAAAAGGACAGGGAAATATACATGGATTTTTAGGAGAAATAATTGTAGCTAAATTTTTAGATATAAAAATATCTAACACTTACGATTACGATATGATATTTAAGGATATAAAAATAGATGTTAAAACTAAACGAGTAACTACTCCTCCTAGAGATTATTATGAGTGTTCAGTTGCTGCTCTTAATACTAAGCAACGCTGTAATATATATGTATTTACACGCATTTTAAAAGACAGGACTCAGGGATGGATATTAGGATATATAAATAAAGAAGACTATTTTAAAAAAGCTACCTTCCTTAAAAAAGGAGAAGTAGATCCTTCTAATAATTGGAAAGTTTCAACAGACTGTTATAACCTTCCAATAAAAGAATTAAATAATATAGAGGAGCTGTTAAGTGAAACACACTAAACATTGTAATAAATGTAACATTAATAAACCTTTATCAGAGTATCAAAAACATTTTAAAAAAGGAATAAATGTAGGACAGGCTCATTGTAGAGAGTGTAGAAACAGTAGTAATACTTGGTCTGCTAAAACTAACCCTACAAGCAACCCTGAAAGAATGTATGTTAACGGTAAGTATGTACCAAAAGACCATCCTTTATATAAAGCAGGAAAGTATAAAACTTTTGAAGGTGCAGCTTTTTCTGCCTTACAAGGATATGAAAAATCTAACGAAGGTTATGTATATGTTATAACTAATCCTTGTTGGAAAGGTTGGATTAAAGTTGGTATGGCTATTGACGCAGAAGATAGATGTAAACAGTATCAAACCTCTAGTCCTTTTAGAGACTACGCATTAAGGTTTAAGAAATACTTTGACGATAGACGTAGTGCTGAACAACAAGCTCATAAGAAAATAAGAAATATTTCTAAAGATAACAATGGAGAATGGTTTAAAGTTTCTATATCAGAAGCTAAACAAATCATACAAGCGATATGAAAAAACTAGATACGTTAGTAGAAGATATATACGACAAGCTATCTGTACTATCAGATGGCGAGTCACTAAACATAGACGATAAAACTATTGATGCTTTCGGTGAGTCAATGAAAGAAGTTCTTTCTCAGTGGGCTAACCCTAGACCAAGAGATAGTGGTACGCTACGCATGTCTAACATTGGTAAACCTATGCGTCAGCTTTGGTATGATATGCGTTCAGAAAGCAAGACAACAGAAAGGATTAAACCTTCTGTGTTTATTAAATTTCTATACGGACACTTGCTTGAAGAGGTACTGTTGATGCTAATTAAAATAGCAGGACATGAAGTTACCGATGAGCAGAAAGAAGTTTCTGTATCTGGCATTAAAGGACACATGGACTGCGTTATTGACGGTGAAGTAATAGATATTAAGACAGCCTCTGGTTTCGCGTTTAAGAAGTTTTATAATAAAACCCTAGCCGAAGATGATATGTTTGGTTATCTCCCTCAGTTGGCTGGCTACGAGGCTGCTATGGGTACAAACAAGGGTGGTTTCTTAGCTATGAATAAAGAGTCAGGTGAACTAGCGTTATACAGACCTAATTCTTTTGATAAACCTGACATAAAAAAGAAAATAAAAACAGTTAAAAAATTAATAAAGATAGACACTCCTCCTGAATTATGTTATAATCCTATTCCAGATGGAGCAGCAGGAAACATGCAGATAGCTAGAGGATGTACATGGTGCAGACATAAGTTTGAATGTCATTCAGATGCTAACGAAGGTAAAGGATTAAGAGTGTTTAAATATTCAAACAAATATTCTTATTTAACTAGAGTAGTAAAAGAACCTAGAGTATTGGAAGTTACTAAATGAACGGAAGAAAAGCAAAAGCTTTAAGAAGACACGGAAAAGATTTATTAATAGAATGGTTACGTTCTGTTGTTCCAGAAGGTGAAGATTCTTCTAAGATAAATAGGGATAACTTACACGAGTTTCTATCAGATGAAACACATATCTATGCTAATCGTAAAATACTTCTTAGTGCTTACTCTTTAAAATGGATATACAAAAAACTAAAACGTAATCCTAGTTTTACTTTACAAGATTTAAACAACAGTCAAAATACTAAAACTGGCACAGGTTACTGGACTAACTGATGGCTAAAAGAAAACCTAGAAAAATTAGACCAAGAGAAAAGAACATACCTAAAGGGTACGATAGTAAGTGGGAGTATGAGTTACACGCAGGTATACTTCACAACTGGAGTCACCATACAAACAAAGTACCTTATGTAGTAGAGCATACTTACGAGCCTGACTTTGAAAGAGATAAAATATTGATCGAAGCAAAGGGTAGGTTTTGGGATCACGCTGAGTACAGTAAGTATCTATGGATTAGAAAAGCTTTACCTGATACAATGGAACTTGTGTTTATATTTCAAAAGCCGTATGCTCCTATGCCTGCAGCTAAGAAAAGAAAAGATGGTACGAAAAGAACTCACGCTGAATGGGCTGAGTCTAATAATTTTAAATGGTATACTGAAGATACCTTACCGAAGGAGTGGAAGTAATGATTGATTATAAATTCAATGAAAAAAATACAATAGAACAAATAAAAAGATACATAGATAAAACATACGAACAACACTATGCTTCTGGCAAACAGCAAGCAACAGAGATGGTTATAGATGCAGGACACGGAGATGGTTTCTGCATGGGTAACATTATAAAGTACGCTATAAGGTACGGTAAGAAACCTGACTCTGTTACTGGAGAATATAAAAATCAAGGAGACTTGCTAAAGATTATACATTATGCTATAATAGCTATTCACTTATGGACAGAGGATAAAACAAATAGTGAGTAGATTATTATACATGATCCCCTACATAGGAATATTTATTGGTTTTTATTATGTTGTTACATCTAACATAGCAGCAGCAAGCGTGTTAGCTTTACTAGGCATAGTACAAAGTATTATTTGTTTAGGTTTTGTTATCTTACAAATTTTATATAACGGAACTCGTGGAACACTAGAAGTAACTGTAGAACTTTGGGATGCTTTAATCCCTACTATATTTTTTATGTTAAGCTTTACTTCTTTTTTATATTTAACATTAGATAATTTAACAGGAACATAACATGACACAGACAGACAAAGTTAGTTTACCTACTAACTACCAACAGTTTATACATCTTAGCAGGTACGCTAGATGGAACGAAGATAAGAAACGTAGAGAAACTTGGGATGAAACAGTAGCCCGATACTTCAATTTCTTTGAGAAACATTTAAAAGAAAACCATAACTTAGACAACACTACTTGGACTGCTATTAGAAGCCACCTAGAAGAGAACGTACTTAACTTAAACATCATGCCTAGTATGAGAGCATTGATGTCAGCAGGTAAAGCACTAGAGCAAGACAACGTAGCAGGATTTAACTGTAGCTATGTAGCTGTTGATAACGTCAGAGCATTTGATGAAACATTGTATATACTTATGTGTGGTACTGGTGTTGGCTTTAGTGTAGAGCGTCAGTATGTTAATCAACTTCCTGACCTACCTGAAGAGCTGTTCAATACAGATACAGTTATTAAAGTAGCTGACTCAAAGATTGGTTGGGCTAAGTCTTACAAAGAATTATTATCGTTATTATATTCAGGTCAGATTCCTACTTGGGATGTGTCTAACATCAGACCATACGGAGCTAGGCTTAAAACTTTTGGTGGTCGTGCTAGTGGTCCAGCACCGTTAGAAGAATTATTTGAGTTTACTATCAACATATTTAAAGATGCTTTAGAAAAAGGACAGCGTAAGTTAGTCTCTATTAACTGTCATGATTTGATGTGTAAGGTCGCAGAAGTCGTAGTCGTAGGGGGAGTAAGGCGAAGTGCTTTAATCTCTCTCAGCAACCTCTCAGACGCTCGTATGCGCAACGCTAAGTCAGGTGCTTGGTGGGAAGATAACCAACAACGTGCGTTATCCAATAACTCAGTAGCTTATACAGATGCTGCAGAAACTGGTGCGTTTATGCGTGAATGGTTGTCTCTGTACGAGTCTAAGAGTGGTGAACGTGGTATGTTTAATCGTCAGGCTGCAGAGAAACAAGCAGCTAAGAACGGTAGACGAGAAGAGTATGCAGACTTTGGTACTAATCCTTGTAGTGAGATTATTCTACGCAACAAACAGTTCTGTAACTTAACTGAAGTTGTGGTTAGACCTGATGACACTATGAATACTCTGATAAATAAAGTAGAAAACGCTACTATACTTGGTACGTTACAAGCAACACTAACAAACTTCAGATACTTGACAAGTAAATGGAAACACAATACACAAGAAGAATCTTTACTTGGTGTTTCTCTTACAGGTATAATGGATAATAAAGATATGATAAATGGTAATATAGATTTAGAGTATCTTAAAAATATATCGGTATCAATTAATAAAGTATGGGCTAAGAAGCTAGGTATTCCCACTTCCGCAGCAATCACCTGCGTAAAACCTAGTGGAACAGTGAGCCAACTGGTCGATAGTGCTTCAGGTATCCACACTAGAC